TTTGGTCCTGTTACTTCTGCTACCAAGGATATCATCAAGAAGGTCAAGACTACATACATTTCTGGAGATTCCAATAGCACTATGCGGGATATATCCTACACAGTCACTCCAAGGGCAACCAAGAATTATACAGGTGCAGTTCTTACCAATCTTGAAGAAAATATTGGTTTAGGAGATGTTGTAATTCCTGTTGTTGATGGAAGTAAGATTCCTGCTATATCAGCATCTACCAAACTTTATATTAATATTGGAGATGAGGAATTATTTGTCAAGAAGGTTGAAGGTAATAATTTAACAGTGGAAAGAGGACAGGATCAGACTGTCGCTGCTTCTCATCTAAAAGGAGCAGAGGTCAAATCCATTACTGCTGCTGACAATGTTCTCATTGAAGAAGGAGATGACTTTGGATTTGATGGATCAACAGAAGGTTGGCTCTAAATGGATAAAGAATATAATAAGTTAGATAAAACCTTTAATATCACTCCTGAAGTGGTAGAAGAGAAGACTGAAGTGGTTAAACCAGAAAAACCTGATAGACTTACTAAAGATGATATAACAAGAGATTATGAGTATACAAGAGGTAATCTTTATAGTATAATAGAGAAGGGTCAAGAGGCAATTGATGGTATTCTTGAGATTGCTCAAGAAAGTGAAATGCCCAGAGCATATGAAGTTGCTGGTCAACTTATAAAAAGTGTCTCTGATGCTACTGATAAATTGATTGATCTTCAGAAAAAACTGAAGGATGTTAATGAAGAAAAAGTATCTAAAGGACCATCCACAGTCAATAATGCACTTTTTGTTGGATCTACTGCAGATCTTGCAAAACTGATAAAGGGAGAAACCCCTAAAAAAGACTGAATAAATATACTTGTAGATGGAGTAGAAATACGTGCCACTTAAGAAGCCATCAGAATTTTACGAGAAAAATCCTAATTCATCATTTGATGATGTAAAGGAAGAGTTGAAAAACGCTACACCTGAAAAGGTAGAGCGAATTTCTGAAGCTTTTGATTCGTTTAAGAGTAATTTAAATAATATACAGTCTCTTTCTGATTTTACAGAAACCTTTAATACCTTTAAATCTAATGTAGAAAAGGTAGAAGGTTTATCAAATACTGTAGAGGAGATAAGAGAAAATATTCAAGATCTGATTAGTAAGAAGGATCTTGATGATTCTATGATGGCTCATCTTCTATTTGTAGAAGAGTCTATAAGAAATGTTCAGGATAAAGTAAAGACTGTTAATAGTAATACTTTATTTGAAGTAAAAGAAGACTTTAATACATTATCGGAAAAAGTAACTGAATTTTTAGGTGAAGAAGTTCCTGCATATAAGAAATTAATTGTAGAGTCTGAAACAAGAGTAGATAGTAGATTTGGTGATTTTAAGGAAGAAGTAACTGATGTATTTGAGACTTTAGGAACTGATATTAAAGAAGAAGTTTCTAATATTACGGACAACCTTAAAGGTATCAATGAAGAGAATCTTTCTGGTATTAGAGAAGATGTAAAGGGTATTGGTGATAAAGTTAAGGCATTAGTAGAACAAGAACTACCCGAATATAAGAAGTTCTTTGCAGAGACAGAATTAAAGACTGAAGATAGACTAACAGAAAATGAAGAGTTAGTAGATGAGAAATTAAAGAAGGTTGAAGAGAATTATAAGCAAGGAATTAAAGGAATTGAGAAGGACGTAAAGCAACACAGAAAGTCTTTAACAGAATCAAAGATAAAGACTGAAAAAGGTATTAATAAGTTATTCAAAGAGTTAGCACAGGATATTGTTACTCTTGATGAAAGACTTATTGTTCTTGATACTGGTGTTACTGCTGTTCATGAAAGAGTAGAAGGTAAAGAATCTGAAGTTGATAAAGTATTATCTGAAAAGATAATTAAGATTGAGAACCTGGTAAAGGAATCAAAAGTTCTTTCTGATACTGTAAAGAGTGACTTTAAGAATAGAGAGATTTCTAGTGATAGGAAGTTAGAAGAGTATGCAAATACTTTAACTTCTTTTGCAGAAAAGATTACTGAATTAGAATCTAATCTATCAGATAATATCTGTGAATTACAAGAGAATTTAGATACTAGCACTACAAAGTATCATGATGATCTTAAAATTAATGTAGAACAGTTTGAGGAGACTTTATCCGATAAGTTAAAGGATTTACAGATTAACTTTACTGTAAATGAAAAGCATATTAAAGGTATTAGGAAAGAATTTGAAGATGTTGTAGAGAAATTAAATGTAGATGAGATAGAACAAAAGAGTAAAGAACTTACAGGTAAAGTTAGACAATTAGAAGAAGTATTAGAGAAGTTTGATGAGAAAGAACTTCTGTCAGAAGGTTTATTAAATATTCCCCCTAATGTTGATAACTCTGATCCTCTTACTCCTTTAGATAAGAAGTATGTAACTCTTGATCAACTATCAGAGCATTATAGATTATTTGTTAATAGAGTTCAGCAACAATTAGCAACCTTTGGTGGAGGTGGTGCTGTTCGTATCAACGACATGGAAGATGTCGGTATTGGTACTGGAATTGGAACAGATGGATATGTTTTAAAATGGGATACGCAGTTAAAGAAATGGATGCCAGGTATTGGTGGTGCTGGTGCTGGTGGAACTTGGGCATCTAGTCCTACTGGTATCCATACTACTAGAAACGTAGGTATCAATACTACTGCTGCAAAATCTGACTATGCATTATGGGTTGCAGGTAAGATGGGTGTTGAGGGAGACCTCGAATATGATGAAGCAACTGCACGTAACTGGAATATATCTGGTGTGGCAACTGCTGCAAAAATGCATGTTGGTGGAGGAACTACATTCCCAGAAGATTTAGTAGTTACTGGTAATACTAGGATTGTTGGTATATTAACTATTGGTACTTCATCCATTATTATTGATGGTGAACAAGAAGAGATTTCTATTGGTAGCACAATTGAAGGTGAAGATGGTGTTACTATTACCAATTCTGCTGTTACTATTGGTGCTGGTGTAACAATTAGTGCTGCTGCATCTGGTATTAACTCTGCACCTAATGTCCTTTATGTTGCAAAAGATGGTGTAGATACAAATAATGGAACATCTATTGACAATGCTAAACTAACAATTAAAGCAGCAGTTGGTATTGCTCAATCAGGAACAACTATTAAAGTTCTTTCTGGTAGGTATGAGGAAGCAAATCCTATTGAGGTTCCTGCTTTTGTTTCAGTTGTAGGAGATGATCAAAGAGCAGTTACTGTTACTCCAACTACAGCAACTAGTGATTTATTTCATGTAAGAAAAGGAACTAAACTAGCAAGTATGACATTTAGTGGTCATCTTGCTCCTGCTGCTGCAGTATCATTCCCTAAAGATGAGATAGCAGAAAACGTAGGTGGTGGTAAGTGGAAAGGACCATATATTCAGAACTGCACAAGTGATACTACAACAGGAACTGGACTTTATATTGATGGAGATCAGGCAAGATTACTTAAAGCAATGAACGTTGACTCATATACCCAATACAATCAGGGTGGAGTTGGTGTTGCTATTACTAATGGTGGATTTGCTCAATTAGTTTCATTGTTTACAATTTGCACTAATGAAGCAGTTACTTGTGATAAGGGTGGTCAAGCAGATATAGCAAATAGTAATTGTAGTTTTGGTAGTTACGGATTAGTATCAAGAGGAGTAAGTGATTTACAATATACAGGTATAGTAAGTGCAACTGCTGCTGCATCTCAAGGAGAAGTTAAGGTAAATGTAAGCACTCCTACATTAAACATTAATAATTTTGTATATGATCATCTTTCTGGAATAGCAACGGTTACTACAACTGCTGCTCATGGATTCCAAGTAGGAATGGGAGTAACACTTTCTGGTATTGGAGTAACTTGTGCATATGGAAGCAAGACTTATCCATCCAAGAAACCTTTTGTATTTGATGTAGATTCAATTCCATCTACAACATCATTTATTGTTAATGTAGGTATATCTACTCTTGCTCATACATATGTGTCTGGAGGCACTGCCAAGATAGACGTAGATCGCCCCTATGACGGTCAATTAGTCTTCTTTGATACATTGTATAAGGATGTTCGTAAGATCGCTGTAGGGTCAGGTGGAACAGG